GGTCGGTAATGTTAGCAATGTTCCAAGATGTGGATTTATATAGGAAGAATTAAATCTTAATAAATAATATAAGTTATTTGCGTAACTTGATACTGATATAGGACTTAAAAATAATTCCCAAGATTTCCAATCTATATTATTTTGTTTTAAATACATATAAATGAACGCAATTATGATTGCTTTATAACTACATACTCGATTACCTATAGGACCAAGACAAACATCGGGGCTTGGTTCTTTAATTAAACTATGAGATCTGTGACTTAATATAAATGCCTCGTTATAATTCTGCCAGGTTTTGTAACATTTTGTCTTTTCTGCCATCTTTACACAATCATTTGTATACGTATCAGAAATATACTCAAGTTCTCGCATTACGTCAATTATTGGGTCAAATTCAGTTCCCCATAAAAAACATTCCCCAAAACATATAGGTTGGGCGTTAAACATTTCATATTGTATACCGTCTATTGTTGTGGTGTTAAGTTCCATATTTATTATTTAGATTTTATAGATTTGTTATGAAAAGTTTTATATGTAAAATTTTTAGAAAGACGTTTACGAAGACGGGTTTTTTTTCCACCAAACATTATTTCTACTTGTGATTTTTCAAATACATCTTTAAATAATTCGCTTTCTATTTTAATATAATGAAAATGTAAAACACCATTACAGCTAAAATATTGCGAACCATCTATATTAAAAAAATAATTAATTAATTCAACTCTTTCTTTATCTTCATAACTTAAATTAATAGTTGATAATATTTCTTTTGCCTGTGTTTTTCTCATCGCCCGTAAATATTTTGTTCTTAAACCAGCCCACGCATCATAAATTATGAAATAATCTTCTTTGGCAATCATAATAAATGCATGTTGAAACGCGCACACTTTATCTTTATCGTATTCTAACATATAACAAATACACGAATCATCTGGGACCTCTTCTGGAAATGTTTCTGGGTGAATTTTCTTAAAATTCATTAAAAAACTGAAATTATTTGCGTACTCAGAAATATCTTTCAAGTATTGTTTGCGTCTACGAAAAAAAACCCATTGTGGTATGCGATGCTGGGTTAAATATAAATATAAAAAAGAAACTATAAATGCTTTATAACTACAAATTGTAGGACCCGCTAAACTGGAAATAAAATCTTTATCCTCTACATGAAATATATTTCTACGAAGTTTTAAATGATTTTTATAATTATCATAATCATTTGTAGATTTTGCTCTATTAACACAAATTTCTGTATATGTATCTGAAATATTTTCAAGAATATTCATGGTTGAAATGATCGAAGGATCAATGTATTCATGTTCTATATAATTATCACCAGAAGTTGGTATTTTAATCACATAATAATATTTCTCATATATTTCTTTGAACGTTAATTTATATGTCATAATTACCATTTAGATTTTTTTACATTTATCTTCTGCCCTTGCCCGCGTTTTTTAACATTGTTTGGATCATATTTTTCATCCTCATCATCTGATTTAATATTCTTAGAAATTTCCCAGAATTCTTTAGATCCTAGTTTAAAATCATTGTGATTTTCTGCCTTGTACCAAAAAACCTGATCCGTTAATTTATTAGATTTCACATTATTATTTATTACTAAACATTCATAATTTTCTGTACATTGATCCATAATCTGGCAAAAACTCTCAAACGTAGGAAACATCCCCGCATAATTTTCGTAAATCCTTTTACGATTGGCAATATACGGTTCCCTTAAAATAAAGACATAATCAATATTTGTTCTTAATGTGGGTGGGACGCCCAATGGATATTGCATAGTGATAATAAGCATTACCTTGTAATGACGTCCGTTCATAAAAAGTAGACGCATCATTTTATCGCGGGTCCATGTCGCGTCATAAAGACAATCATCAAGAATAACAAACGTACGAGGATCTATTGTTGATTTCTTGTAGGCTTCCATTTCTTTTTTAATTTGTTTGAGAACACTGCGCTGTCTTTTTAAAATGTTTTCAATGATTGCTGTATTGTATTCATTATGTATAAAAAGTTTAGGAACCATTTTTCCATAAAACCCATTTCCTTCTTCTGTTCCAGCGACAACCGATCCGATTGGGATATCTTGATGATAATATAACAAATCTTTTACTAAAAAAGATTTACCTGTATCACGACGACCTATTAAAACAACGACTGGACCTTTGCTTTCATTTGGTTTGAAACTGATTGCCTTCATATCAAATTTTTTTAACTCTAACGTCATATATTCTTTGAATATTTAGAATTTATCCTTAAAAACGTATTGCGTTTATGTTTGATGCGTATACGTTTTTTACGTAGTATTTTCCGAGATTTACCCCCTCTTGTCGAGGAATAATAATTTTGTAAAATTCGAATAAATTCATTGACAGCGTTCAACTTTTCAAAATCGTCTATAACCACCCGGTCTTCATTACTTTTAACTTGTTCAGCCATAACATAAAATTCTTCGCGTGTCATATCACGATATTTTGATGGGAGATAAACTTTCCAGAAATTAAAATTTTTGTCGGCGTCTTTTGAATGATTTAGTTGTCTATACAACCATTTATACGGACCTGTATGTCTATGTTGTAATTTTTCCCTTTGTATGTTTTATTATGAAATTTTTTGGGCACCATATCCCTTCCTTGTGTATCTATCATATAGTCTAGATAATCCCTAACACTTAATTCATCTGGATTTCTGATTTTCTTCTTGATTTTCTTCTTGATTTTCCTCTTGATAATCTTTTGTATGAAGACTCTTTAGTTCTAACTCCTCCATATACTTTATTGAATATTTTAAAACTTCCAATTTAAAAACAAGTTCCACAAACTCCTCCGGCACTATTTGGATTTTTACCGCATGTTTTATTAATTGGATCGTAAACTCCATCAACCCAACCACATGGAATTTTTCCACTGCTGGTGTTAATGTAAGATTTTCCGCATGCATTTGAATTAGTTAAAAATGAACATTGACTTGTGAGACTTGTTAGTGTATTTGTATTACAATTTAAAGGGCTACATGTTCCTGAATTATCTGCTTGTGCTCGTTGTCTTAACTGCCCTAATACAAAAGTTTCTACTTTTTTATGTTGAGAAAGATATACGATCAATATTAAAACAACAATTAAAAAAAATATATATTTTTTTGTATTTTTTTTCATATATTATATTATTATAATATATGGAAAGAGGACTTATTATGCTATTACATTCTATAATAATTGGATTTATTTTATACTTTTTAATGATCTTTGGATTAGGTCAACAAAAAATAGTGGCTGAAAATAGAAGTATCTTAATAGCGTCTATTATTTTAATATACATGATATTATTTGGCCATGGATTGCCATTTAAATTAAAATAAGTTTAAAATTCAATATTAAAAATATAATATTCCAGTAAATGAAAATCGTCGGTTATGAAAAAAGGAAAAACAAGGAACTTTTTAAAAGTTTTAAAAATTTAAAAACATTGAATGTTAAGGAAATACAGAATTATATTCCTATATACAATAATTTTTTTAATTTTGATAAAAATCAAGAAATTAATTTAAATCATTATAATTTTGTTACTGATATAGAAGACAACAAAATTGAAGAAGACGATAACAGCGAAGAAGACGATAACAGCGAAGAAGACGATAACAGTGAAGACAACGATGAATTTCCCGAAAAAATTTTTAATATTGAAATAACAAATAAAAATAAAAATTTTAAGACAAAAAGTTTTTTAAAACTTATTCCAGTCATAGATGTATCAAAATTTTTGACAGGAAAGTACAAATTGAATAATGAAGAATTTTATAAACTACCAAATATCGAAAAAAAAGGGCATACCGATTTATATGATACGAATAATGTTTCGTATGTAGATAGTCTATTTGCTTTTTTGTCTAGTCAATTGTTAAATAATTATCAATTTGAAAATGCGCTTGATTACTATGGATCATTTTTATCTATTATTGATAACTTTAAGTTGAATATATCAGACGATATTGATTATTATAATGATTCTGATTTTTTTATAAAAAATAAAAATAAATTATTTCATATAGAAAATGATATTAGAAATCCTACATTGATAATTGAAGATACATGTGAAATTATTGAATTTGATAAATTAAATTTTGAAGTAGAACAAAAAGATGAAATACTTTCAGATAGTTCTTGTTCATCACGATCATCGCATACACTATCAGAAAATAACTCATATGACGATTCATCTACAACGGAAGATATCAATGTTATTTTTAATAAGTTCTTGGTTCAAATTACTTGTTTGGAACATTGTGTGGATACTCTTGATACTCTTATTTTGTCAAATAGTCTAACAACGGAAGACGAATGGTTGTCATGTTTGTTTCAAATTATCATAACATTGATCGTTTTTCAAGATACATTTTCATTTACACATAATGATTTACATACAAATAATATAATGTATACTCGCACAGAAAAAGAATTTTTAACTTACTGTTATCGTGGGGTTTATTATAAAATCCCAACATTTGGAAAAATATTTAAAATTATTGATTTCGGAAGGAGTATTTATAAAGTAAATGGTCAACTTTTTTGTAGCAATAGTTTTCAACCAATGGGGGACGCCGCCACACAATATAATTGCGAACCTTATATGAATCCAAAAAAAACACGCATTGATCCAAATTTTAGCTTTGATCTGTGTCGGTTAGCGTGCTCAATATGGGATAATATTGAAAACGATGAAAAAACGGGAGTATCAAAAATTATAGACGATTGGTGTAAAGATGACAAAGGAGTAAATGTTTTGTATAAAAGTAATGGCGAAGAAAGATATCCTAATTTTAAGTTGTATAAAATGATCGCAAGAACTGTTCATAACCATACACCACATAATCAACTATTGCGACCAGAATTTTCAAAATTTATTACAACCCCAACTGATGCTATAATGTTAGACGAAATTCCTAAATTTTGATTTTACTCTTTGATTTTATTTTTACCCAATGACTATTTTCCATAAATCTTCTGGAAGCATTTATCTTCTTTATGCCATTAATTTACCTAGATATTTATGAAATTTTCTTTGTGGGTATTTCAGAACTTACAATGTAAATAGAATTTTCTGTTACAATAATATATTCATTTTCACTCCTATATAACTTTCCTATTGGGCTCGTGTATTCATCTGCGCTTTTTACAAGCAATTTTTCTCCGTTGTCACGAATGCCAATGAGTGCTTTTTTTTCCAATGAAGCCACCCAATAATCAACTAATATAGGTTTATCCTCGGATATAGCCAATTTAGTCACATGTTGTAAAGTAGCAACGGTTGGAATTTTAGATTTATCTGACATAATTGTTATTTAGGTAATCTTTCTTAATTTTTAACGTAATTAACACTTATTGTCTTTTTTCTTACTTTTTTATTTTTTTCTTTTACAACAATTGTATCGTTTTGATAAATGTTACTATATTCTTCCCTAAAAATAATTTTTAAATAGGAATAAATATGTCTTAATATTTTTTCACTACATTTCCCAACAATTAATACGCTTCCTGTTCGAAACACCATAAAAGATACGCTAACAAGATTTTTTCCTACATTTTGACCAGTAATTTGCTGTATTACATCATCATCATCACAAGTAATAAGACTTTTTTCATAATAATATTTACATTGTATCCCTGGATATGAACAAGGGTCGTATATACATTCTATGTTATATTTATCCTTTAATAATCTATATAACATTTCACGATTAATATAAAATCCGATTGAAAAATTGGAATTTATTAGAATAGTTTCACTGATACCATTGTACGATATTTCCGAAAATCCTTCAAATTGTCTCAAAAGGTCAATTAATTTTTCTAAGACATAATCGTAAATTTTATCATCTTGTATGCCAGGTATTTCTAATTTTCCTGTATTGAAAATTTTTACATGTATTTCTCTATAAATTTTATCAAAGTTAATTCTCATTATAATGACAAAACAATTATAAAAGGCGCCCTTCTTTTTAGAATGAAAATTCAAAATATCCTTTTTTGATATTCCTATACTCATTTTTCGTATATCTTTGAATTTAATTCTTCCATTTGGATTATCTATATGTGTGATAATTTGTTGATCTACACACTCATATTTTTTAGCCTTTTCCTCTAAATCGGCCAACCCATCCATTGTCAAAGAAACAAATTTTATCTGTTTTTTAACAACACCTTCACTAGGTTGCCAGTAAGGTAATATTGGTATTTTCCAAAAAACTTCATTAATATCTATAGGACAATTTAAAAACCCAATTTTGGATTTTGTAGATATGTAAATTTCAGACGAGGATGG